ATCCAACAAGAGGATTAAATGTAGCATAGTTATTACTAGGTGTATCTACATTTTGAGTTAGTGTTCCATTAACTGTAAATGTGTTTGAGTTACCTGAACTGTCTGTACCCATAGCACCACTATTTTCAAATTTTAAAAAGAAACCATTAGTTCCATAAGTTACTGATGGTGCAGTTTTAGGTTTCCAAATTCCTGATGTGGAATCGCTTTCACCGAAATCTGTTGCGGCATAAGCATAACCATCTGTGAAATGAATATGTGTCATTGAACCATCAAAATACTGACTTGCACCATAAGAAGCAACAGTATGAGGATTAGCACCATTTATTATAGCATCTTGATTTAAAGACGGATTTGTATCTGTTTGGAAACTTGTTTCTTCTGTTCCATTTACATATAATCTCATTCTGTCTCCAGCAGTTGCATTTGCACTATCAAAAACACAAACTATGTGCATCCAAGCACCAACGTCTCTAAAAAGTCTATTTGTTTTTAATCTTCCTTTATAAGAACTTGTTGTATATTCGTAGTGTTCCCAATCTAAATCTCCTGAAGTTGTGAAACCTATACTTTCAAAATTACTATTAGCAGTTGGACTTGCATAAAATAAAGTTTGTGCATTAGCAATATTTGACCTTTTAATCCAACAAGAAAAAGTCCATTTTTTTGTTGTTCCTGAACTAAATGTTTTTGATAAATAAGTTGATGCCATAATATATTCCTAATTAAATTGTCCTGAGTTGTTTATACCAACACTTACTGTAATTGAAAACTGTCTATCTGCCGTTTGGCTCTCCTGATCACTCGCCCTTAGAGTGAATGTGTAGGAAGTATCTCCTGTTGGGCTAGGTGCTGTTCCTGTTATTGCACCTGTGCTACTGTTTAAAGATAGATTCATTGTCGTTGCTGGTGTGTCGGCATTTGATGTTAAAATAGATGTTGTTTCAGAATAAGCTACTGTTGAGTCTGATGAAGCTGATACTGATAATGATACTGAACTTCCAGCAGATACAGTTCCTATTGAACCAGCAGAAGTTGCCCAAGTTGGAGAAGCAGAAGCAGATAAAATAGCTGATGTTGAACGAACTGCATTACCATCATTATTTTCAACTCTTAAAAAATAGTTTGCACTTGGAATATTAAAAGTTGCGTTTAATGATGTTGAATTTGTAAATGTTACTGCTGTTGCTCTCGTAATTGCACCTGTTGATGAATTAATAGCTTCTACTATTGGAACAGAAACAAAGTTAGTTCCAGCAATAGTAATTTGTGAAGATGTGTCAGGTGCTACAAATAAATTAGTAGATGTTATTGTAGGTTTAGTTTCTGATATAGAAGCAAAAGATAAATTACCTGATGCGTCTGTTACCATAGCTTGTCCTGATGTTCCGTCTGATGTTGGCATTTTAAAAGTAACACCATTTGAATTTAATTTACTTGATATAATCTTTAAATGATTTCCCATATTTGCGTGAGAAGAACATTGATAGTACAAAATGTTAGGTGTGTATTCATCTACTGCAATTTGAGTATAAGCACCAGCACTTCCAGCAGTTCCATTTGTTGTAACATTTGTTGTATAAGCTGTTGTCTTTCCAGCGTCTAAATAAAATCTTAATGGGTGGCCTGAGTTAGATGCGTCTGCTTGGTCAAATCTATAATAATAAGGTTTTGATGTATCAGCACCACCTAAAGTAAAAGCTGGAGATTCTAAAGACTCTAAAAAATATGCTGATGAACTTCCTACTCCACTATAAGGGTGTGCAGATGTTTTTGTTCCAACTGTAACTGTATAAGTTATTGGTGCAGAAGAAGAACCATAAGCACCTCTATCGTGAAATAAAGAAGATAAGCTAGATAATGTAACTGTGCTATCTACAAGATTAACAGTATCGTTAGTCATATCAAATATAGCAAAAGATACCCAAGCATCATTGTCAGCATTTCTAAATTTTAAAGTATTTGCAGATGTATCGTACCACCATTGATAAGCATAAGTTGTACTTGGTTCTGATGATGATGAGTTATTTGTTACAATAGCAGATAACGCATTATTCAAATCTGTCCTTGTTGCTGGGAAAGTTTGGTTATCTATTATATAATCGTGATTTGCCATATTTTAAAATCCTTTTGCAATAAAATCAAAAGTTCTTGATATTACAGTATCAGAGGAGTTTTTGAAAGTAACATTAAAGCCATTTATGGTTTTGCTTTCCACTAAAAAATAATCTCCTGTTGCCATTCCTTGTCCTGTGATACCAACTGCATAATTAGCAGTTTTATATGGATTTGTAAATGAAACAGTTTTTGTTGAAGTTCCTGATGATATGTCATTTCCTGATTGTATTCTATCTTCCATATCAATCGTTACAGATAATGCAGAAATAACAGGTGTTGTTGCACCATCTCTAGAAATTAATACTAATCTAAATTTATAATATCTTGCTGTATAATCACCTATTACAAAATTTCTAAATTCTGTAAATGTTGTATTGTCATCAGATAAAGCTATTTCTAAGTGTGCGTTTTCATTAGCTGGTGCATCTCCGTCAAATGAACCTGAGGCACTATCAAATAATCCTGTTTTAGAATCAAATAAATCAGTAGGGTCTTCTGAGAACTGAGTAATAGAAGCTGTAACTCTTGATGTATGAACTGCACCTATATCAGTTACACTAGCAAATTCATAAATACCTGTTTGTGCTAAGTCAGTTAATCTTAATAAATTACTTGCTAAAGTTAAGTTTGTTTTTGTTCCTGTAAAATTAGGTGATTCTGTTTCTGTTGCTATATTATTAAAGTTTCCTATTGTTGTTATATTCGTTGCTATAATAGTTGCTTGCAAACTAAAGTTTCCTAATTTATCAACGGCCTTGATCAAATAAGAACCTACCCTAGCTGGGACAGAAATTGACGTGGCTGGTCTTGATACTTTTTCTACAAGTGATACTGAGTTTTGCCATTCTGCACCAGTTGTTAATGTTGAATATCTTATTTGATAATATGCTAAATCTAAATCACTTACAGCTTCCCAAGATAAATGGGCTTCGTTACCTATAACATTACAAGAGAAATCTGTAACATTAGAAATAGGGTCTGCACTTCCTATAATAGTTCTTTGTGCTGAAACATAAGTTGATGAAGTTCCAAAAGCTGATACAGCTTTAACTCTTACATCATAAACTTGTTGGTCAATTACGTTTAATACTCTTTGAAATAATCCTGATCCTTGCGAGTGTATTTTAAAATCTGACTCTGTACTTAGTTTATATTCTACTTGATAATAAGAAACAAAACTATCAGGTGAAGCACCTATTTGAACATCTAAAGCTACAATTACAGTTCCATCATTATAAGCAATTAATTGGTCTGTTAATGTAACACTTGCTGGTGGTTGTACTACAAATGGATTTGGAAGTGTTGTTGTTGGTACTGTAGGTGCTTGTGTTTTAGTTGCCCAAGTATAATGTGCATCTTGGTGTTCAATTAAAGTTAATGCAACTGTATAATCTTCGTTAAAAGTCATACCTAAAATTCTAAAAGGTTTAGCTGAAAAACCAATGCTAGAGTGAGTAACATTAACAATATCTCCAATATTTAATTCATAACCTTTAAATGTTACGTTGATTGATAAACCTATTGCTTGTCTTGATCTTCTTAAAATAACTTCTGCCATTTCTTCTGCTTGGTATTGTGAAGTAATTGTAGGAAATTCAAATCTTCCCTCTAATAAAAACCCACCATCTTCAGTTTTCATTGTTGCGTGTTGATCTGCACTTGGTAATCCTGAATCATCAATAGGTGGAAACTGTATTTCATCAACTTGATAATTTTTTGCTGGATTAATGAATGATGCTATGACTCTATTATATTTTTCATTCTTACTTGGAATCGCTAAACCATAGCCACCTACAATATCATCTTCTGTTAATGTTATTGAAGCACTTCCTGTTGTTTCAATAATAAGACTATACTTACCTTGTGTGTATGGAATATAGCCTCTGCAACCTTTTATAAGTTCTCTCAAATTATCAATTAAATTTCTTGATGTATCAACTGCTGTATTACAATCAAATATATTTATATCTGATCCACCTGAATAGGGTGTTACTTGTGTTTCACAAACTAAAGAAGCATCATAAAAACTTTGTAAATCTATTTCGTTAGTTGATAATCCTTTTCCGTATCTTGTATTAGTTAAATAATCTAATATGCACCAAGCTGGATTTGTAGAGTGAGCCGCAGTTTGTGCTTCTAAAGAAGAATTATAAGCAACAACTTTTTTACCTTGTACTACTGCTTGAATTTTTGGCAATCCACTCCAAACATCTTGATTCCATTTAAACTTTAAAGCAAGATAAGCTAGACCTGATAACTTATGATTACTTCCCCAAGATGATAATGTAGATAATAAGCTTGAAGCTGATTGTCCGTCTGAACCATAATGAGGTTCTACTGTAACTAAACTAACTCCATCTTTATAATAATTACTATCAGAACTATTAACTGTAACTTGTGTATTATCTGCTAAATCTGCTGACCAAGTAACAGGTTGATCGTTAATTCTTATTTCTGTTATATCGTTAATTTCTCCCTCTGATAATACTAGGGCTATATATAAAAATTCATTATCAGTTCCTGAACTCTCTACCAAAATTCTTGAACCACCGACTAATCTTTCTCCATAAACTACAGGAATATTAATGTCATTAGATTGTTTATTAACTAATAAGCCTTTTTCAAAGTCATCAAATGAGTTAGTTCCAAAATCAGATATTTCAGGTGTTTTAGGTCTTAATACCCAAGATAGAAATAATGTTGCACCTAATTGAATTAAAGGATTTTGAAAAAATTTAAAACCTTTTGTTTTAGAAACGACATCAACAACTTTTGTTACTGCTTGTACTGCACCACCCATTATATATGAAACTCCCTTTTATACTTTTTGGCTACTCTATAAACATTATCTTTATCATCTAATCTTATCCAATTAATAGACTCATTAATATTAAGATAGTCTTTAAAATAATTATAAACCCATTTCATAACTTCTTTTGCTTTTCTAATAATTATAATATCATATAACCAAACATTCTTTCCTGATTGCCATTGATGCTTATATAATCTACCTGTTGTTTTATAATGATCTTGTACTTCATTATTTAACAAAGCCCAGTTCACAAAAGCATAAGTTCCTTGTTCATCTTTAAATGTTTTATGTTGTTTATTATTAATAGATGGGTGAATATGATAATATAATTCTTCATAAGTGTTATTTTTGTATTTATCGAACTTTTGATATAACTTAATAATATCTTCCATTATGCTCTACCCCATTTAATATCGCTAATAATCTCAGATGAAAAATCCATTCCAACATCTGTGCTAAAAAATCTTTGTTGAGAAGCATTGTTTGTTTTACGACCATTCTTTTTTTCAAAGTCTGCCCAATGAGATACGATAGATAATGTTAAATTACTTTGCTTATCTGATTCTTGAATAGAATAATTTTCTATATTTCCTTTATATAAAAGTAAAGGGTCAGCAATTAAAGCATTAGAACTATTTAACAATCCTCTAAAAATAGTAACTTCGTCATTTGTTACATTCTCATTTAAAACTAATGATAAGAAAGTTTGATCTGCACCTGATAAAGTTAATTTAATACTTGCTTTAGTTATATCTGTTTGTTCTGAAAATTCAGATATTCCCATAAAAAAATCTGATGACGTGTAAGTAACACTAGAACCTGATACTGATGAAGTTAAATCAAATGAGCAATCTGTGAAATTTACAGGAGTCGCAAAACCAATCGTAATAAGATGAACTGGTCTAATATCATTTGTTGCTAGTTCGTTCTTTACTGCTGTCGTTAGACTTCTTGTCATCTTCGTATGTTCTCCTATTTACTTTAACATTTAAAACTTTAATGATAGCTTTATCTGATGGTTCTTCGTATTTACCTAGATTATTATTGACGATATTAATATTTTTTTCATCAATTAATTCTTCAGCTAGAATATCAACTGTCGCCCAATGCTTAATTAAGTATTTCATTACAAAGCTTCTTCAACATCAAATTGATATTCATAATACAAATTGCCATCTTTATCTGCACCACTAACACCAAATTCTTGTATATCAGAAGTTAAATAAACTGTAAAAGGAACATTGTCATAAGTTACAACTGAATCATCTGCTAATGCAGTTATTAATGGTGGTTCTATTGTAACTGTTGAAGCATTACTTGAACTTGTGGCATCTTCTACTACCATATAAACCTTACTGTGTGATGCAAACTTTAAAAAATCTCCAGCTTTAAATCTACCAGCACCATCTCCAGCAAATCCGTCAAGAGCAATAGTTGTATCTCCAACTGCGTGAACACCATTGACTAAAACTGTTCCTGTTTCATTACCTCTAGCATCTTCTATCTCAGGTGGGATAATGGTAAAATTTTCTTTTTGACTTCTTTGCTTCATTATAAAAGCCATAAGTTCTCCATAAATATCTGATCTTTTTCCTGTTATAATCTGAACTGTAAAAGCAAATCTTTGACCATCTATTTGTCTTGCTAGTTTCTTACCACTAACTGTTTTAGATATAATAGTATTCTGAATTGACTTTATTCCTAAAGTTCCAAATTTAGCTGATGATATAGGAAAAGCACCTGACATTAGATTAAGTTTTTACTCCCTCTTTCATTTACTGCGTTATTAATTAATTGAGTTATTGTTCCTCTGTTTCTTATAAGTAATTCATCAAAACCTGAAGCATCTAAAGTATTGATATTAAAATTAACTGTTGTTGCACCACCATTTCCACCTCTAGCTGATTGTTGTATTTGACCTGATTGATTTGGTACAAATAATTCTGCACCTTGTTCACCTACCATATAGGGTTGTCCTTTTAATACAGAACCACCACTTGCTTTTTTACCTAGTATGCTTCCAAACACTCCTGAAATTACT